GTTTTGCGCCTCGGTGTATTTGAGCGTTTCCATTGTTTCGGCTAGCAGGCTCATTTCTTTAGCCTCGAATGAATAAAGGAGGAAAGCGCCCAAGGCCATAGCGCGCACATCATCAGAACTGCTAAAGCCTCGATACTTGTCACGCCGCGACCGCTGGGCATAAAAATGTACGCGGCGTAGAATCCAAGGGTAAATGTTGATGCCATCAGGTACAGGGCGAGATATAGGTTCATGCTTCGATCTCCAAGACTTCATTCATGAGCGCCCGCTTATGGCGAAGGAGATATACCTGATTTAACTTAGCCTTGCGCTGCTCGAAATCCATTCCGATGTCGATCAGTGATGTGTTGAGCCGCTGCAGGTGCTCCACGCATGCGATCTGGCAGGGAGTCAGATAATCACGGATAGATTCTGTCTGGGATATCCCGTGCTCAACCCTGAATTTCTTGGCTGTGCAGTCCAGAGCTATGCGGTTAACGAGATCGAATTCGTTCGAGAAGTGATAAGGCTTCGTATCCTTGCCGGACGCCTCCCGGCCAATCTTTATGGCTTCGGTCATTTGCGGGGCTTCAAGCCTTGCGACTTGGCGGGATTGTTTTGCAAGCGCGTCGGCTGATGCCTTGTTTTCCAGTTCCTCCCAGCGATCCACAAGAGCCGCCGTGAACTCCGGGCTTAGTTGGGCAACTACGACATAGGAGTCACGCTTACAAAGGTGATATTCCTGAACAACAACCCCGTTCCCTGATCGTTTCCCATCCCCCACTGGGGGCTTGGATATTACGCCCCGGTCAACGAGACGATCTATTGACTGCTTTACCTTGTCGTGGCGTGACCCGACAAGTTTTGCGATTTCCTGCGATGTCATGGTGACTTGGCTAAAACTGGTGCCAACTGCTAGTCGGTTCATCTTGCGCTCCAAGCACAAAAGGAATGTCGCTTGGCCCCAGGTCAGAGAGGGTGAGTAACCCACTGGAGATAACGACATTCCTTCTGTGCACTCTGTTTTATAGGCTCTGACACCCGAGGCGAAATCATAACAGGTTAATATCTGCCGTCCCAGTGGTCCGGCGTGCTCCATTTCACATTGCGCTCGGCGCCGAAAGCCTGCATGACTTCGAACATATCCGAGAACCATTTCTGCGACTGCTTGCGGGTTGAGATGCCGAGGACGACAAATCCACCGTCAAGGCCCGGAACTGCCCGCTGACTCTCAACTGAGGCGCTGAAAATGTGCTTCCAGTCCTCGTCCTTGAGTTTCTGCCCGTACCATTCGACCTGACGCGCAACATCGCGCAACATCGCCCACATCTTGCGGTTACTCGGATCGCTGCGCTTATCTTCGTTGATTCTGGCCTGAAGTGGCTTGTCTAGGCTCATCCCAGCGATATGCCCAATGAGTCGCGCTCGGTCGGATTCGGTTGCCAGCTTGAAGTCCATGGCCTACTCCGTGAGGTCGATGATTTTCTGGGTGCGCTCTTCCATTATTTCGTAGAAGCGCGCGACTTTTGTTTGCAACGTGGCGATCATGGTTTCGTCGCGGTACATCCGACGGTGAAACAATGGCATGCCCGGGTAGAAGCATCCGAACTCAAGATAATCCCGCTCGCTTACCCAGATTCCGGTCTGACACTGAACAACGTGTTCATAAGGAACAACGCCGCCAAGGATCACTTCGACCATAAGCTTTGGAAGCTTCGTTTTGATCTCGGCCAGGCCATCGTGATTTATCAAGCCGTCCGGGCTGTATCCACAACCATGGTTCAATATTATCCCGCAGCTATTGATCTCGACGCCAAGCAGCTCGCTGACAAAGGATCTCGCCACAGGTTCTAGCTCGTGTCCACGCTCTGTGTGGCGGTTGCCTTCGAACTTGTCAGCTGGTTCGCCGGTGAAACGCTCGCCGATCAACTGATTCATCAGCGTGAAAGCTCCAGCGCCAAACCCTGACTTGTCCTTCCCGTTGACCAGCAAGCAATGCATTACAGAGGCCGTCAAGATCCCTGTTCGGGCCTCGTGCCACTGGTCAGTGCCTTGCTCGCAGTTCAGGTAGATAGGACCGCTCATTGCGCTGGCTCCTGCGCCGGTTCGTTCTTCTTGGCCGATGCCGAAAGCTGGTTTAGAACGGTGTCGAACGACTTGCGCTCTATCAGGCCTACATCCGGGTACAACTTGTTAAATGCGTCCTGCGCCTTCTGGCTACACTTCGCAAGCAGGGTTGTCAGTTGGCGGGCCTGCATCTCTGTGACAGTCGGCTCTGGATCTGGCCCTTGTCCGTCATCGTCTGCGTCACGAGGGTCGCCAGTGGTGATGTTGAGCAGGGCACACATCACATAGCGTTTCCCGTATGTGGTGGATGACCCGACGGCCTGGACAGCGTTGCGGCCCGATCCTGTATCGATGGGCAGCAGCATGGAGGTCTGTTCACGATGCCCAGCGCTGTGCGTCAGAATGCCGGTAACGTTGATCCCAGCCCCGGTGTGCTCAACCTTGAACATGATTGCGAAGCCGTGGCGGCGCATGATGTCGCGCATCGTGTAGTTGATATCGTCAAGCGTGGCGTAGGAGTTCTTCGTGTGCGAGTTCATGCCGGTCTCGGCCACGGTCGGGATCTCGCTCTGCATCTGCGCCATAGAGGCGTTAAACGCTTGCTCGGCGCTCTTTGCCTGCATGCGCTCGCTCATGATGATGAGCCGTTCAAGTTTGTCGATATCGACGCTCGCATCGCTGGCTGCGCGCTGGATGAAATCCATGATCGCGGATGACTGGGCGCCAGTCGCAGCGACTTGGCCGCCTTCGTGCTGGGTGACTACTTGGTTCATTTCACTTTTCCTCAATGCAAAAAAAAGCGCTTTGGGGTTCACCGGTGGAACTCTGGGAAAGATTTGGATCGACGGCATGTCAATCAAACCCAGAACGGTGAACTCCAAAACGCTTTACTAGCCGTCGATCCTTAAAATCTGTCTTGGGGTTCCACGCCCTTAACGGTGCCGATACTGCCCTACTGTTCTTCAACCTGCAATTCTTTTTCAGGCTCAGGCACCCATTCAGGAAGTTCGATATAGGTGATCGGGCAATTGAACTGCTTACCCTTCACGCCCTTGACGCAGATCCCTTTGATTTTCCCGGCCAGCATCAGGCGCATATCCTCTGGCCTTGCGAAGCCCAGGCGCTTACCTTGGAACTCGATCTGCCACCGCGCCTCGACCGACCGGACATAGGCCAGGATTTCATGGAGGTCGCGAGTGCTCACCAGGCCGTCTTTCTGCCCGTTCGTGGTCGCCCGGTCAGCATGGGGCTGAAGCCACCGCGCCGCCTCTTCTCCTGCCGCCTTGCGTTCAAGGAATTTAGGTTCTCTGGATTTCATCACGCACCCCCGTTAAGTTTGGCGTTAAGCTTCATCGCCAAGGCGTGGCACTGGTTGCTTGTCAGGACCGGGCAATGCGGGATTTCCATGTGCGCCTTAACGACGTCTGCCATCTCAAGCTTCGCCGTGGCGGGCTGAGTTTGAGGATTTGGAGAGAAGCGCAAGGCCGACTTGTATGCAGCGTCAAGCTGATCATCCAAGTCACCGCCAGCTTTCTTGGCCTCGTTGAAGGCAATGATCATCTTTGCCCGCACGTCATAGCAGCGCTCAACCGGCATGCGCGCGACCTGTTCACCACCAGCCGCTGGCGGCTGCTCGGTGCCGTTAACGCGAGCCTCAATCATCCTCCATGCTGGCTCGTATTCTGGCCAGTCGCTTTCGATAACGAGGCCACCACGAACTATTGCATCAGAGCCAACAAGCTTTTCGATGCTCTCAACGCCGTAGCATTCATACTCGCGCTTGCAGTTCATCTTGTTCAGCTTGATGACCAGATAGCGCTCTTCGCGCACCATCGCGCCGGGGGTTTTGGTTTGGTCTTTGCTCATGGTCTTTCTCCGTTAAGCCAGCGGCCCCATTGATCGCCCATTGCGGCGGCGATACCGGGGTATGTTTTGGATCGTTCAAGCCAACGCTGAGGTCCAGGTGTCAGTACATTCTGTCCGCTGTCGGTCTGGTTGGCCCAGCGCTTCTTTCCACCCACGATACGTGGCATACATGCGTCTTTGGCGAAGTGCAGAAGCTCCGGAACACCGCGTGTCAGCCAGAGGCCGGTACCCTTGCTGGCGTCGTCACCAAACATCCACGGGTGAATAATCTGATCCGGTGGGCGGATAGCAGTGTTGATCATTGACGGCGCAGGGTTCTCGATAGCCACCGGGAATGGCAAATCCAGCAAGCGTCGGAAGTTGGCGAACTCCAACTGCTGCTGCGCTCTGCGCTCTGCGCCGCGAAGTGTTTCCGGTTTCAGCTTCTGGTGATAGCCGCCATTCGGGTACTTTTCGAAATTCGGGTCTTTCAACGCCCAAGCAGAAGAAACCGCCATAACCGTACACATCGGATGCAGAACAGCCATGTCCCAACCCATTGCCAGAGCCTGCCACACATCCATCTGCAGGTGTTTTGGTGAGTCGTCGCGAGACGGCAAAAGGTCGCAGGTCCAAACGTCGTGACCGTGCGCTTCGAACGCCTTGCGGGTCAGCGCGCAAGCCGAGTAGCCAATCAGTACCCGGTTCATACCTCCCCCTGCGCGTCTGTGGCTGGCGCTTTCATGCAAGTGTTTACGCAGCCGCTGGATGTCGGGCACGCATCGCATTCGACTAGATTTGGCTTTGTGGCTGGCGCGGACTGGGCGAAATAGTTCGCTATATCCTCGCCAATCAGCCCGTCCGTATCGCCTTGGTCATAGACTCGCTCAAGCAGTTCTGAAGCTTCAGCATTCCGCGCCTCGCTGGCATTGAGCCGATCCTTCAGCGATCCAATTTCTTGCTGAAGTTCGCAACGGAATTTCTGTTCGCTCATCCACGATTCGCGCAACCCATCCCGCTCGTTCGACACGTCGGCCAGCTGTTTATTCAGGCGCTGCTCGTTACGCAGACCAGCTTCGCTAAGCTCCCTTGATGCTTTGAGCGATGCTTCTGTGTCGGCCAGCTGTTGGCGGAGTTCGTCGTAGTCGGATTTACCGACAAACTCCTGACCGTCGTGCTTTGCGCAAGCGCCATTCAAGGAAAGCCCCTCGTAAGGAATGTATGAGGCCGTATAGACATTTGCCTCACGCGCCGCCACATCCTCCGCAATCACATCCGTTACCGCTTGTTCGTGGTCTTTTGAGTCGGTCATTTTGGCTCTCCCTCAATACGCTCAATCAGCAGAGCGGCAGCTTCGATTGATTTCCCGGCAAGCTTGGCGCTCACCTCGCCGCCGGTCAGGCATTTAACAAGGCAGTCGTTCACCTGTTTGAGCGCAATCAGTAGATCAGGCGCAGCGGCAATGAGCCGTGCGTTGGCTTCCGGGTCGGGGGCGCGCTCAAGAGAGATTCCACCCTTGTTTGAAAAATAAACCGTTGACCCGACTGCTACCCACGGCCCCGCTGTGTGCTTGCTCATTTCCCTTCCTCACTCATTGATATTTAAGTTACTCGCCGTGCGAGAGGTATTCGTGGATTTTGTCGAGCCCGATGTATTCCAGCGTGTCATTCGGATCTGAGTTTTTGAGAAGCCATTCACGGACTTGATCCTTGCCGATCTCATTCAAGATCGTTTCAGCGCCAACCTCACTAACGATGTCGGATACATCAATGTCGTAAAGGCGATCATCTAGGTCGAGCTGCACTGCGATGTCGCGGCCCTTAGCTTCGACGCACACAGAAATCCCGCTCGTGTGGTAACGGCTGTCAACGCTCAGGCTTTCTGCTTCAAACTTAATTTCCATGGTCATTTCTCTCTATTTGTATTTCAGTCAACGCCGTCGCACTTTGGTAGGTGCGCTATGTACTGGCGCTCGGTTTCGAATCTTTGCGCGCAGTGCTTGCACCGTGGCGCGTCTTCGTCGTCTGGCGGGTCGAGCGGAGGACCGCCGATGTAGATGCGGTTGGCTGGCTTCATGGCATGGCCTTGCCGATTTCAGCGGCGGCACGGACAATTACGCGGCGCACAGCAGCGTCTTGCTGCTGATGGATAGTGTCTTCCCTTGGAAAGAACCCCCGCAGGGCGCCACCAATGGTTGAAGATGAGCATTGGCAAGGCCCAGTGGTAATTGTCATGCAAAGCTGCATTGCCAGCCTCAATGCATCGCCGTCGTCTTCCAGTGGATTCCAATCAATTTCGCAGGTTCGCTCATCATTCCAGCGGATTGGGTGAATGCACTCCTCATCCTCAGGCCCCTGAATCCAACGAAGCTTAACGCCAGCAGCCTTGGCCGCCATCTCCAGCAATTCACGATCATCCATTACCACCACCCCTCTTTGGTGCCTATCAACAGGACCGCAATGCAGATCCCGGTAAACCACAAATCAGCAGCCCGCGAGCTGCGCCCGACCTTCACAGGATCACCGCGCAACGCCATACGCCTTTGATGCGAACCGGCTGACGCGCGAAGTTGACGCCCGCGACGGTGATCAAGCCCAGGCTCTCAAGACGCTTGAACAGCCCCGTACGGTTCCCGCTGATAATTTCCAGTTTCATGACTGCGCCATCCTTCCACTTCTGGTTTTGGTTGCCTGCCGGTGCATCACTGCGGCGTCAATGCGTTGCTTGTACCGCTGGTATTCGATATCGGTTGATGCGCCAGACACTCGCAGCACCTGATTTCCAAACTGCGCCGCTGCGTGCCGCTCCCAGAATAGCGAGTCCGGCATGTCATCCCGGAGCTTCGCGATCGCTTGGTCGAGCATCTCGCGGCATTGGCTATTGAGCATGGATCAACCTCTCTTCGCGTAAAACCTGCTGGGCCTTGCGGCGGTCTTCGTTGCCCCACTGCGTTGACAGAGCTGAATAAGTCGTGTCGCCGGTGCGCTGGAACAACCGCGCAAAGGAGAAGTGCAGCCGCGCAGAACGGTAGAACGGGGCGGCAAGTGAGTACTGGTTCATGATTACTCCTTTGCAGTGCTGCCAACCCATCCGCCATCTTCGATCATCTGACGCAGGCGCTTATCTTGTGCGTCCCCTGCTGCGGCCCGTGCTGCGTCCCATGCTGCGGCCCGTGCTGCGGCCCGTGCTGCGTCCCATGCTGCGTCCCCTGCTGCGGCCCGTGCTGCGTCCCATGCTGCGTCCCCTGCTGCGGCCCATGCTGCGGCCCGTGCTGCGGCCCATGCTGCGGCCCGTGCTGCGTCCCCTGCTGCGGCCCGTGCTGCGTACCATGCAGCGTCCCGTGCTACGTCCCCTGCTGCGGCCCATGCTGCGTCCCGTGCTGCGTCCCGTGCTGCTTCATCACAAAGACCGTTTGCGAATTGCTCGGCGACATCCAGCGCTGTCAAGCTTCGCTGATCAGTCATCAAGTTCTGAACTTGACGGGCGGCCCAGACACCAAACAACCGGAAGTCCCGGTCGCAATCTTTGAATGCGCGGGCGCACCACAAAGCATCGTCCAGACCGTTGCTGTCGAGAATTGCGAGCAGAGACAAAGTTTCGTCATCGGCCTTTGTCTTGCCAAGCGTTCCTAGCAGCTTGGTCCAGCCCTCATGGCATGGTGAGTGTTCGCGGATTGCATTCAGAGTTGTCATAAATTTCATCAGTAGGTCCCCTTGGTTTATTTGAGATTCCCGCATGCCACGATCCATGGCATCTGGTGAATCAGTGGGCGACTGCTCATCTGCCCGTTAATGGTTGTCCAGGACAACCTTTACTCTTTTGGAATCGGTAGCTGAATCTGGTCGGCGATCTCCATCATGATCGCGTCCAGACGGCGCATAACTTCCTCCTGACGATCTGGCGGGAACATCTCCCACATAACCAGGCGGTCATGCCAAAAGCTTCCTGTCATCTTCTTAGCGGCCGATATAACCAAACCTTTAAGCTCGGGGCGTGGTTCAGGGTGCTCAGCGTGCCCTTTGGCGGCCTTAACCGCGTCGACCATCTCGCGCATCGACTTAAGCGACATCACGTCAAGGCCAGCCTTGTAAGCCGACCTTAGATACGAAACGTACCGTTGCACCGCATCCGGCGCGGGCTTCAACTTGGAACCGGCTTTCGGCCTGCCCTTGCCCTTACCCCACTTGTTCTCGGCGTAAGCCAAGTCCATCGCCTCATTGAACTGCTCAAGGGTCGTTAGCTGCATCCCTTGGATGGTCGCTAGCAGCACCTCAGAGGTACGCCCTACACGCTTAAGAACAGAAGCCAAGTCAGTTTTCATCTTCATCACCTATGCAACTGGTGACCCTACAACACACATCAAGATCGGATACCGGGTTCCGCCCGGACGGTTCAGCGATGCCCACTCATCGAATGGGCATTGGTGAATCTGGAAGTCGGTCCCGTGAACAGATTGCGGGGTTTCCTTGCTGGTACTGGCAAAGCCCCAGTTAAGGGGCTTGAGGTGGGCGGGCGTGATTAGGTCAAAGGCTCGACGCGAAATAGTACAACTGGCACACCATGCATCCCCTTAGCGATGCCGTAACCATTTTTCACTGCACTCTCCATATCGGGCGCCTCAAATACAGAGACTCGATAATCATTCTCCCCTTGGAGCTTCCATTGAACCGTGTACTTTTTCATTTCGTCTTGCTCCGTTGTTCGTTGCTGGCGGTGTGCAGCAGGTGATGCGAACTATAGATTTGTTAGAAAAGCGTGTCAAACAAAAAATAGCTGACTTTCTCAAACAAAATTACACGAAAGGCTTGATTGAGATTCTGACAATCCGTAAAGTGGATGACACACCAAACAGCAGTAGGAAGTGGCATGAACATCAAAAAAAGTATCCGTGTAGCTTTGGCGCAGAAGGACCTGACGCAAGGCGACCTTGCCGAAATGGTCGGCATGACAGCGTCAAACATGAGCCTCCTTCTAAAGCGCGACTCTATCTCCACAGCCCGTCTGTCTGAGATTGCAGAAGCATTGAACATGAAGGTCGTGGATCTCCTGAAGCTTGGGGAGGAGTAACCATGACCCCAAGCCTGACTCTTCTGCCATCGAAAAAGACTCGCGCCGAGTGGTGCCTGGATCTTCTGATGATTGCTCAGGGCAATTCCGTTATCGAGCTGACTCCCCAGCAGGCGGCAGAACTCTATAAGTTCATCGGTACCACTCTTTCGCCAGCGATTTACCTGCAAGGCGATCCAAAAGATTTGGGCATGTAGGTGGCAGCTAATGCACTACTACAAATTCAATATCAAGGACTGGAGCAGAGACACTGCCCATCTTACGGTTGAGGAAGAGGGTGTTTACCGGAGGCTTCTGGATCAGTACTACGAGAGCGAGACTCCAATCCCAAAAGAAACCCAGTTGGTTATCAGAAGGCTAAGGCTTTCTGGTTACGAAATGGCTGTATCTCTGATACTTGAGGAGTTTTTCACCCTTGGTGATGACGGCTATAGGCATGCTCGGTGCGATTCTGAAATTGAGAAATATCACGCTAAGGCCCAAGCAAATAGGGCTAATGGCAAGTCTGGTGGGAGGCCAAAGAAACCCAGTGAAAACCCAGATGGTTACCAAGAAGAACCGAGTCGTAACCTTAACCATAAACCACTAACCATTAACCAAGAACAAGAAGATCAAAAACCTTTGTCGCCTTCGGCTCCGGCTGAACAGAAACCTGAAAGGAAAGATCCAGCTTTTGCAAGAATCCTCGAGATATACGGACAAGTCTGCAAAGGTCATTTCAAGGGTGCTGCAACGATCACAGCCGAGAGGCGCAAGAACATCACAAAATGCTGGAACAGAAAGGTCAATGGCGTGCTGGTTTTCCAGAGCGGAAAATTTTGGACTGATTACTTCACATGGTGCCTACGCGACCCGCATTGGTGTGGCGAGACTGGTACCTGGAAAGCAAGCCTTGAGTTCGTGACAAAGCCTACCTCTGTTGACCGGATACTTGACGAAATGACGCTAGAAGGAGTTTTCACCAATGAGCCAGCGTGAACTGGTTTCAATCGAGGCGGAGCACGGCGTACTCGGTGCGCTTATGATCCGTCCTGAGTTGTGCGAAGAGGTGGGCGCTTTCCTGAGCGCTCAGGACTTCAACGAAGACGATAACGCGATGTTGTATACCCTGATGCTGGCTTGCCACTCGGGAGGGGTTAAGCCGGATCCGATCACGCTGTCGGAATCCTGCCAATACTTGCCTAGTGGTGAGAACACAATGATCCTGGCCGCCAACATCATGCGCAACGTCCCAAGCGCGGCTAATGCAATCGCGTACGCCAGAATCGTTACCGAGCGATCAATGGCCCGCAAGCTGTACTTTGCTGGCGAGCGAATCATGGAGATCGCCCAGAGTAATGGCTCATTGTCTGCTCAGGTTGCCGAGGCTCAACAATCCCTGTTCAACCTATCTGTATCTGAGGACGTTCCGGACGTTCAGCATTACCGCGACATGCTCGCTAACGTGCTCGATGAGATGGATGATCGCCTGAATGGTCGGCTTGAGGTCGGTCTAGAGTTCGGTCTAGCGGATCTTGATGCGATCGTTAAGGGGTTGCGACCGGGGAATCTGGTGATCGTTGCGGGCCGCCCCGGCACTGGCAAAACCGTCCTCGGTACAAACCTTGCCGACCGGATATCGAGCAAAGAGGGTAAGTCGTCGCTGATCTTCTCGCTAGAAATGCCCGGGGCTGAACTGGTCAAGCGAGCGCTGGCTGCCGCTGGTGGCGTTGACAAGGGATGGATCGATCGGGGCGGCCGGGACACGGACGAGCACTGGACGTCGCTTTCGTTGGCAGTCCAGACCCTGAAGAACTCCGATGTGAGGATCTGCGACAAGGGATCGCTCACCTTCAGCCGGATCTGCAACATTGCAAGATTCCAGCACAGGGCTAAGCCTCTGCATCTGATCGTTGTTGATTACCTGACGCTGATCCGCGCTGACAAGGATGATCGGTTTGGTACGCGCAGCCAAGAAATCGGATCGTTCACCCGTGGGTTCAAGGCTTTGGCAAAGGAGCTAAACCTGCCCATCGTTGTTCTTGCCCAGTTCAACCGCGCCTCTGAGTCGCGCGCAGCTGGGGAATCGAAACCTCGCCTGACCGACCTTCGTGACTCGGGCGAGATTGAACAGGACGCAGACATTGTTATCCTCGGCAGTCGGGCTGATGACGAGAAGGGGCGCAACGGTATCACCACATGGGACGTTGCCAAGGTTCGCCACGCAAGCCCTGGATCCTGCGTTCTCCAGTTCCAAGGCAACTTCCAGCGGTTCGTATCCGCCGCGCCTGAGGACATGATCCAGTATCACGAAAGCAAAACGAAATCCCCGGCCAAGGGGAAAACATACGAGCCAGGGTTCTGACCATGACAGCAGCCAACCTACCGGGACAGCTAGAACTAGCCACGGTCATTGACCACCAGCGCGCCGCACGCCCGGCTAGCACTGATTCAAGAGAGGTGCAGATAGCCAAGCTTCTGCGCCAGTACGAAGACCGGCCGACATCCGAGACCTGGATTCGGATTCAAGAAATAGCCCACGACATTCTGAAGTAAGAGGGACCACCCCATGAACGCAGTAGCCAGCACGACCGAAATATCCCGCCGTGAGATGTACCAGCAGCTAGCGGCGCTGAAGTCTTCGATCCCCGGCGGATTCTTTGCCAAGGCGCAGATCAATAATTTCGAGAGCGCGATGGAGGCGTATCTCGGAGAACTGCAGAACACTAACTACAGTGAATTCCTGATGCTCAGGGACAAGGAGTCCCAGCGACATCTAGGCGAGCAAAAAGAAATTCAAGAACGCCTAAACACGGTCGATAACGCTTACAGGATCGCCCAGCAGGCGGCAGACGCGGCAGGTGAAGAATTGCGAGAGACGCAGGCGTTAATCCGCAAGCAGCGAGAAATGATCGGCAAGCTTCATATGGAGAATGCCGCTATGGCTTCGCGTGGTGACGCACGGTCGACGAAAGCATGCAAATGCACATCATCGCATGTCATGGCTGTTATCGGCGCCGTGGTGGACGTGCAGACGGCTTTGGCAAATTTAAAGATGGATCATCAGAATTACGCGGCGATCAACAAGATCCAAGCGATCGTAGATGGGTCGCAACTTAAGACCGCCATGCTCTCGTTCGAAGGCCTTGAATCATGGGTTTGCAAGTGCGGCGAGCTGGTCGAAACAACCAAATGTGAAGTGTGCGGGGGTGTGAAATGAGTGTTGAGCAGACGCTGGAAGAGCGAGGAAAGCGCTACGGGGATTTCGCGGATCACGCCAAGATCGCCCAGGACATCAAGCGCGGCATGGCTTGTCGCGGGATGGACAATCTCCCGGACATGCACCGGCAGGCGCTCGAGGTGATCGCGGATAAGATCGCCAGGATCCTGTCAGGCGACCCGAACTACGCGGACAACTGGCACGACATCCAAGGTTATGCGCGACTGGTCGAAGAGAGGCTTCCAGAATGACAAAGCGCCTCTGGTTTGTCGTGTTGCCCGGTAGAAACAAGTTCGCGATGATCTCTCTAGATAGCGAATTGGATTACGAGCAAGCGCTGGAGTCAGCGCGGACTATCTGGCCTTCGGCAGGGGTTGAATGATGAGCAACGACAAGATGCGTGAAGAGTTTGAAGCGTGGGCGCTGAGTATCGGTCGCGAGATAGAGCGATACGACACCGGCCCATGTGAATACGCTTGCATGGATACAGACTGCGATTGGTTCTGTTGGAAGGCCTCCCGCGAGGCGCTGGTGATTGAAATTCCTGAATCTGACTTTGCCGAGTCATGGATAGACGCCATCGAAGCCGCTGGCCTAAAGGTGAACCCATGAAACGTGCAAGCCCAGTTGAAATGCGGAAGGCGCTTGAGTCGGTAGAAGTCATGCGCCGCGCCGGTATGCTCTGTGTAGGCATGCCCTTCATTGGCTTCTTTCGAGCCGTCGGCGTCAGAGCCTTGAGCGATCCGGCGCTGATGAACTGTGATTCCTCTACCTGAAACCGCTTGAAGCCGTGGG